GATGGCTGGAAAGTACATAAAAATATACGGTAAACGTCATCCGGAAATATTTCAATAAGAAAGAAAATAAAATTATGAATATAACAGGCGGGATTTCAATATCAGGTGGTATAGCAATCATACCTCCCCCAACAGCACCAATGGCACCTACAATAGGTACAGCAACTGTTACTGGTTCAGCAAGTGCAAGAGTAACATTTACTGCACCAACCAGCGACGGTGGTGCTACAATAACAAGTTATACAGTTACAAGTTCACCAAGCGGCATTACTGCTAGTGGTTCAGCAAGTCCAATATCAATTACTGGCTTAGATGGATCTACATCTTATACATTTACAGTAACTGCTACTAATAGTGTTGGTACCGGTTCTGCAAGTTCAGCAAGTAATAGTATCACCACATTAGCTCCCACAATTACATTATATGGATTTGGTTATAACGGTTCAGGGGCATTAGGTCAAGTAAACAACAATACTAGCACATCCAGTCCAGTACAAATTGGTGCATTTACTACATGGGCGGCAGGTATCAGGTCTGTGATAGCTATAAAATCAAATGGTACATTATGGGCGTGGGGAAGTAATAGTTCTGGTAATTTAGGTTTAAGCGATACAACTAATAGATCAAGTCCAACACAAATTGGTGCATTGACAACATGGAGTTCAGTGGCGGCTGGTAACTTTAGTTCTTTCGCAATTAAAACAGACGGTACATTGTGGGCATGGGGAGATAATTACGATGGTCAATTAGGTACTGGAAACACGACTACTTACAGTAGTCCGGTACAGATAGGATCAGACACTATATGGAGTTCAATAAAAGCACATGACAGATTTACAGTAGGACTTAAAACAAACGGTACATTGTGGGCTTGGGGGTCTAACCTATGGGGTCAATTGGGACAAAATAATACAACGAATAGATCAAGTCCTGTACAGATAGGATCATTAACAACATGGCAAAATATAGCAGTTGGTGGTACACACACAGTAGCAATTAAAACAGATAATACAATGTGGGCTTGGGGAAGAAATAATAAAGGTCAATTAGGACAAAATAACACAACTGATAGATCAAGTCCTGTACAGGTTGCTTCTGATAAATCTTGGTTAAGGACTTTTGCTGGTTATAGACAAACTTATGCTATAACAACTAGCAATCAATTATGGTCATTTGGATATAATACTGCAGGTTACGGTGGTCCATTGGGACTAGGTGATACAGTTGATCGATCAAGTCCAACACAAGTAGGGTCAGCTACTAATTGGAGTTATGGTAGTGGTAAGTACCAGCATGTACTTGCAATAACAACTGATCATAAATTATGGGTATTCGGTTATAATTCTCAAGGTCAATTGGGACTAGGTGATACAGTTGATCGATCAAGTCCAACACAATTTGGTGCATTAACTAATTGGGCAAATGTAGTTTCTGTGGGAGGTGGTGTTAGTTTTGCTGGTTTAACAACAGAGATATCAGTACCCGGAGCACCAACTGTAGGCACTGCAACTGCAATTAGTTCTACAAGTGCAACAGTTACATTTACCGCACCAGCAAGTAATGGCAATTCTACAATCACTAGTTACACCGCAACTAGCTCACCGGGTAATATTACAGGTACTTTAAGTCAGGCAGGTTCAGGTACCATTACAGTTACAGGTTTGACTTCAGGTCAAGCATATACATTTACTGTGACAGCAACTAATTCAGTAGGTGCAAGTGATGCAAGTTCAGCAAGTAATAGTATCACACAGCCTTTGCCGGTGCAAAAAGTATTCGTATTTGGAAAAAACTCAAATGGTCAATTAGGCATAGGTGATACAACCAACAGAAGTTCTCCTGTACAACTTGGTAGCAGCGGATCTACTTGGGCTATGTTTTCAGACAATCCGGAAGCATCAACCTCTGTTGCAGGTATTAAAACAGATGGTACATTATGGACTTGGGGATATAATTACTTTGGTCAATTAGGTTTAGGTAATACAACTGATTGTTCTAGTCCTATACAAGTAGGTGCACTTACCAATTGGAGTAAAGTAAGTAGTGGACGATATTGTACTGTTGCGATCAAAACAGACGGTACTATATGGAGTTGGGGTGGCAATAGTCAAGGTTCACTAGGATTAGGTAATAGTGGTTCCGGTACATATAGATCTAGTCCAGTACAAATTGGTTCAGATACTAATTGGAGATTAGTATCAACAGGTGCATATCACAATATCGCATTAAAAAATGACAATACAATGTGGGCTTGGGGATATAATGCTTCCGGTCAATTAGGATTAGGATACACAACAAATAGAAATAGTCCAGTACAAATTGGATCAGGTACTACGTGGAGTAAGATAGCTACAGGAGCAAATCACTCAGCTGCAACTAAGACAGATGGCACATTGTGGTTGTGGGGACAAAATGATGTAGGACAACTAGGACTGGGTAATAGTGGTGCAGGAACTTATCGTAGTAGTCCAACCCAACTTGGTGCTGACACGAATTGGAGTTTAGTATCAGCAGGTGCATATTGGACTTTTGGAATTAAAACTAATGGTACACTATGGGCTTGGGGACGCAATGGTGTAGGACAACTAGGATTGAATGATACTGCATATAGATCAAGTCCAACACAAGTCGGTGCGTTGACAACATGGGTTTCTGTAAAAGCCGGTTTTAATCATACTATTGCATTAAAAAATGACGGTACAATATGGGGTATAGGATATAATGGTTTTGGTCAATTAGGTTTGGGAGGAACAGCTCGTGTGTCAAGCCCAACACAAATAGGTAGTTATAGTGATTGGTCCAGCGTGTATGTTAATGGTGACTCTACTAATGTTATAGAAATAATTTAACCGGATTAACTGCACCATAAATATAATAGAGTTAATAAAGGTCAAAAAAGTTAGTAAAATAGTTGACTTTCCTGCGTATTGTAGTATAATAACTACTTTACTAAGGAAAAACTATGAGCGACTACAATAGAACTTTTAACGGTGATGCAAAAATTAAACTTACCCAATTAATCAATGAAGGCATGGCAGTCATGCACGAAATTGATACGCTACAAGGTGGGTTGAATGATACTATCAAAGCGGTAGCAGAAGAATTAGAAATCAAAGCAAGTACACTTAAAAAAGCTGTACGCATTGCACATAAAGCAAGTCTTGGTCAAACAAATAAGGATCATGACGAACTCAACACTATTTTGGAAACTGTAGGAAAAACTCTTTAATGTCCTACGTTGATGCCATTCATGCTAGAGATGAAGATCGTATCTATGTGGTTGAACGCAAAGATGATGGTAAACGACACTATACAGAATATCCTGCTAACTATGTTTTATACTTTTCAGATCCTAAAGGTAAACATCATAGCATCTATGGAGATAAAGTAAGCAGATTTAGCACAAGAAAACGTACTGAATTTGAAAAGGAAAAACGTATTCATTCAAATAAGAAATTATTTGAAAGTGATGTTAATGTTGTATTTCGTTGCTTAAGTGAAAATTACCTTAAGGCAGAACCACCCAAACTCCATACTTGTTTCTTTGACATTGAAACTGATTTTGATCCAGAAAAAGGTTTCTCGCCAACTAGCGATCCCTTTAATCCAGTAACAGCTATCAGTTGTTACTTAGATTGGATAGATCAATTAGTTACTCTAGTCATTGCGCCTAAACATATGTCTAGTGAAGATGCTCTAGCAATCACTAATCAATTTGATAACTGCTTGTTATTCACAACAGAAAAAGAAATGTTTGATACATTCTTTCAACTGATTGAAGATGCGGATGTTTTGACTGGTTGGAATTCAGAAGGATATGATATACCATATATGGTTAATCGTGTTACTAGGGTGATGAGCAAAGATGATACCAGAAAATTCTGTTTGATGGGTCAACTACCAAAAACTCGCAAATACGAACGATTTGGCAAAGAAGAAACTACATATGATTTAGTTGGGCGCATCCATATGGATTATCTTCAACTATACAAAAAATATAACTATGAAAGTCGCCATAGCTATAAGCTAGATGCTATCGGTGAAATGGAAGTGGGTGAAAACAAAACACAATACGAAGGTACACTTGATCAATTATATAATAAAGACTTTAAAAAATTTATTGAATATAATAGACAAGATACCATGTTGGTGTACAAGATACATGATAAATTAAAATTCTTAGAATTAGCTAATCAGTTAGCACATGAAAACACAGTACTGTTACCAACAGTAATGGGTTCGGTAGCCATGATTGAAATGGCAATCTTTAATGAGGCTCACGAACGTGGGCTAGTTGTTCCTGATAAAAAACGAAAGAATGAAAATGATGATGAAGTCCAACAAGCGGCAGGTGCCTTCGTTGCTACTCCCAAAAAAGGTATGCACGAATATGTCGGTGCGGTTGATATCAACTCGCTCTATCCCTCGGTTATTAGATCCCTCAACATGGCAGGAGAAACGATTGTTGGTCAACTTAGACAAACACTAACCGATCAATATATGCTTGATAAAGGCATGAGATTATCTAGTGAAAAGAAAAGACACAAAGAAGGTGATGATGCTGTCACTGGTAGTGTCTTGTGGGAAGGTTTGTTCAATT